TGCCAACTAGCGTGCACCTTGCGAGCCATCCCCTACGGGGCTCGCCTTTTCGCCTTGAGGGCGAATGCGATCTAGAGCGTATCATATGGTGTCAAATCAATTAACATAACTGCAGGTCAGACGGCATGTCATAATACGTAGATCATCGCCTTCTTGCCAAGTTTGATCGTAGCCAATCTCAGACATTTCTTTGTGCCAATGCCTCAGCCATGCCATTACTACCTGGAAATAGGTCATCTAATTGATCTCCTTCTTGATAATTTAATAAATCTAATATCCATAAATTAAATACTAATGGTTTTGCCCCTACCAATCCTTTACGCATAGCAATTGAACTAGACATCCAATCCCTGACCATTGGCTTACGTTTGTTATTTTTACGACCACCAAACAGTAAAACAGCTTCCCATGCATATTGCACAGTAGTTGGCCTAATTTGATGAAATGTTTTAGCCCAAGCACAAACACGTATACCATCATGTTTAATCATCCAGGGTAAGTCTGCAGGATTACAACTTAAAGCCCAGCCATCAGGATATTCAGCCATTAAACCATCAATAAGATCCCAATGTGCTTGCTTACCATCCCAGATTTCAGCCTGATCGTGCAATTTGCCATAATGTTTTTTACCTTGCTTAAAGTATGGTGGATCAGCATAAGCAAACTTCATGGCTTGCTACCCCAACCTCTACCCTTTAACACAATACCAGGTGCTGAATACAGCCTGGTCATTAATGTATAACATTTAGGACAATCCATAGTTGGCACATCCTCAGTAAATGATCTAAAGGTAGAGCCAAAGGTGCCGCATTCATTACAGCTGAACTCATACGTTGGCATCTGATACCCCTAAAAGTAAACAGGTGTGACACGGCAGGTTTTCAAACTGCCATGCCCCACAGCTATTACATCTACTAACCTTGCTATCTTTAGGCGTATCTTTTTGCTCACTTATATTTTTAACGCCTACACAGCCACAATCCATACATTGATATAACTTAAAGCCGTCTGGCATTTCTGTTTGATCTAGCCATAAGAACTCAGTATCACGTTTGCAGCCATTACATTTGAACTTAGTCACGATTTATCAGCTCATGGCATCTAAAGCATGTGCCATCTCTAAAGACCCGATCATCTTCACAGACTTCACACTTGATTACTGTTGGCTCTAGGTGTACTCCATTATCATCCATGACGACTTGCACACCTTTACCATTAATAAACGCTATGTAGCCCATAGTTACTCCTTATCCTCAAAATACCAACCGCCAGCAGCTGTTAATTTAGCCCAATGCGCTGGACATTGTTGGCTCTTATCACGTGTACAGTTGCAGACATAGCCATAATACGGCTTACCATTTTTTTCGCCCTGCCTTAACGTCATTTCTTGTCCTTTAGGGCATTCTTTTGGTTTAGGCGATGGGCTTGTAGCGACATCAACGACATCACCAACACTCCACGATACAGGCGTAGGATCGGTGGCTTTGCTTTCATCCGCCGAGAAAGCCTGACGTAACGCAGATTCAACCGCAGCTGACCTAGAGCCTGGCCGACCATATATGACTTTGTTTTCTTTTTCATTTACCGATGCCATTTCTTCTCGGCTTGGACGTTTACCTTTAGCTGAGAGACCCGCATTTGAAATCGCCCTACCAATAGCGCTTGTTTCGCAGTTAGGTAAAGCAAAATTCGCATTAACACCACGATCAGATACAGTCTCACTCGCAATTCCAGTAGCGTACGGCTTTTGATCCGCTTCCGTTCTGTATAGTTTGCATATAACAATGAATCGAGTGTTTGAGGCCTCGACAACCTCTGTTTCCAATCTTCCATCTGGAAATTCCTTCCACCATTTATGTAGACGTTCGTCTACTGTTTCGTAATTGCTTAGGTCAAATGCCATAATTAGTGCTCCCATTCAAAATCTTTATCCTGCATGTATTCATGACAGGTTTTTGATATGGCAATATACGCAAGTGCGTCTTTGTAGTGATCGTCAAGCTCTGGACTTTCCACGCTGCGACTAATTTTGAGCAGTGCCATACAGCCCGCCACTTGATTTGATGTGATCGGAAAATTGAGATACGCAGACCATAATTTGGCAATTCGATCCATCTGGATTGCTGGGTGGCCGTAATGCATCCCTCTGTCGTGTATGAGTGTGACCGCATCTGCAAACAGTTTCTCAGTGTTTGTCATAATCAAATACTGCCCTTGATCTTAGTTTCTCGATCTTCTGATTATGCTCAATAGATGCTTTCCAACCAGCTGATCTACCGACCCAGTAGCCACGATCAAACGCTCTACTTTGTATCTTCCAATAAGCCAGTACCAACACTGCTAGACCTAGCATAATCATAAAAAATATCAGACCATCCTGTCTAGCTTCTAGCCATATGTTATTCATTTGTAGCCCTACTTTCTATGCACACGCTTTGTGGCATGTCAATAGTGTGACACTTGTGTATGACTTTGTGGATGATTTAGGGCTTAATTTTGATAACGATTTGGTAACGTTATTTGTAGAGTTTGCCCTCGAATATAAAGCTGCCATCTGCATTAATAGGGATAGTTATAACCTGAACCTTACGCTCATGCACGTATGCCACGGCAAAGCCTTGTTGCCAGTTAGCATAACCCCTTGTATACGCCATGCCTGAACTGCTTAAATCAACGAGATTTCCAACTTCTACTCCCCATACAGTACGCCCTAATTGGCCTCTAGAAGCCTCTGTAAAGGCCGATACCCCTAGTCTATGGGTGTGACCACAGACAACGCTCTTACCTAGCCTTCTAGCCCCGTTTAAGGCCGTTTGTCCAGGTACTTGGCTAAGAGGGAAAGCGTCACCATGAACGGCTGTCCAGCCTGGCGCCCAATCGAGCCCAAAGGGGCTGAACTTGATGCCGAGCTTGTCATATCCCATAAAACGCTCATACTGCATTTCGGGTAAGTTGAGGAATGATGGTAGTCGCTTTTTAATTGATCGGTAAAGTCTGATTCCATGATTGCTTCCTAGTACATCTGTTACGCCTAAGTATGTTAGGACTTCTTGTGTTTGTTTTCTATCGTCATTTATGTTGCCAACCATCTCATCAATAGTGCCGGCATTAAAACCACCTAGCTGTGGTAGATCAATCTCATCACCAATACAGATAGTCCTATGCGGATTCCATTTAGCCAAGAAGCGGCCAACAGATTTAACAGACTTCTCATTAAAAAAAGGTACTTGCAGATCACTCACAAAAGCGATTTTGCGCAATTAGTCCTCATCCTCGTAGGGGTCATGGTCTGGATTAACTGGATCAAAATCTGGACTAGATGGTGTTAGCCAATCTGGGAATACATTTTTATCGCACATTCCTAGAGCTTGATCTACTGGAAATCCTGCACGTCTTAGGCTTAAATAAAACTCACGCAACGATATGGCATAGGTATCTAACTTGGTATTAATTTGCTCATGGGTGTATTTACCCTTGCGCTTATTAACCTTCTTACGCTTGCGTGCGGTAGCCATGTTGCTATTGTCGCTTATTCATGATAAGGAATAGATCATCAACACGCTGTTCTAACCTTGTTAATTGATCCTTCATGCTAGAGCCACCATTAGGTCTTAGTTCGTTTAACCAGCCTTTAACGAGAAAACGTAATCCGATTAGCCCGCCTGATAGCACGGCCATAACGCCAGCGCCAAAGCCAGCCCATTCTGTTGGACTCATTTTTCATTAGCACCGACACCATAAGCTGTATCGGATTTATCTAAAGCCCTAGCTGCTGGACCAGCTAATGCTGCAACTACTACAGACAGTGCTGGATCTAAACCTAATTCATTACTTGCTAAAAATGTTAAGAAAGATACTAATACCCCACGTGCATAGGATTTTAGTATGGCTTTTTGCTTCTTGCTTATTTTCATATTTTGCCCCCTAGTAGTGGTATATCGAACTCTCTGCCATCTTTGTCGCCTAACTTTGTAAAACTGATATGGATGTGCTTTGTGTGCTTATTAAAACCCTTGTACTTGCGCCACTTAAAATTAAGTATCCTGCTAGCAATCATGCCATTATGGATTACGTAAGATATACGCTTATCGGTTTTCGCACATTTTCTGATCTGGTCAGCCAGATATATTGAGATCCCTTCGGATGAA